GGGCGAGAATCTTAATTATCTTACTCAGTCTGTTTTCGTACTCCTGCTCGTAGGTCTGCGCCATGATGGTATCGTTCTGGGACTTGTAGTACATGGATGCTATCTTCGCCGACAGAGCGCGGTAGTCCAAAGTTTGCGGGTAGTTAATAGCCTGTCCCACATTGGTTACTTCGGTAGGTGTTAAGTAGTAGAAAATACGAATACCCTGCGCGTTCCCTACTTGGGGCGTCGGGAAGATTTCAAACGTATCCCCTCGGTTATCAAATAACGGCTGTTGCTGGGTTTGGTTGGAACGCAACCATGAGAAGGACTGGTTTTGAATATTCGCCACATCTATAGGTGTAGCTTGGATGTAGTTTTGTTCGGTCTGATCCTGCCAATTCACCTCAATGGTCTTTAGGGCGTACATGTCTGTCGGCCACGCGTAGGTATTAGGAGATTGGGTCGTGAGGTTTGTGTAGGATTCCTGTGTCTGTGCGGCATCAAGCCCTCGGTTGAGCATGTCGCGTGTCATCGCCTGAAGCGCGTCGTTGTAGAGCGCAAGGCCCAATACGCTACCAATACCATTGGAGTCAGTCTGTGCTAATTGCTGTGCATATTGTATAGCGCTTAAAACTGAAGTAGCCATAGTCCTGCCCCCAAGAAAGGGGCAGAGTATACCTGCTTAGAAGTTGGTTGCGGATTCAATGCGAACGATGCGGAATACACCCGGCTTGTCCTCAAAGCGAGTTACGCCAAGCGTTACCTTGCCACCGATAGAGGTGAACAGGTTCAACGGGTTGTTGCTGTCCGGGGTCGTCACGAGAATCGGAGTTGGCTCTTGGAAGAAGCCCCAACCGAACGACTGATCGCCCACGAGTGTGGTCGGGAAGACGTTCACCGATGAGTTGTAGTACTGCTGGTGTGCGGTTTCGAGGTAACGAACGCCACGGAACGTACCTGTCGTACCCTTGCGAACATCCTCAACAGACGAGTAGCGGGCCATGTCCTGCCATGCGCCAGTCTGCGAGTTGCTCATAAGGTCGCCGTTAACTGCCGGGTGAGTTACGGCTACATAGTAGCTGCCTTCAAACGGCTTAACGCCTGCGGCATTTGCAGCACGCATCCAAGTAACGCCCTTGGTCATTTCGGTCTGGGTCAAGGTGTCACCTGCGGCAAGACCAGTGCGGGAGGTCTTACCACCTGCATAGATGACGCCGTTGACACCTGCGTTGACCACAGTCTGAATGACGGCATCAACCTGACGCGCAAGTGCCTTCTGAACTTCTTCGGAGCACGAGTCCACAACTTCAATAGCCGAGTCGCGCATGAGAAGATCAGACACCTGAACGAGAATGCCGTACTGGAACGGACCCGAACCGTACGAGGTTGCACCCCATGTAACGGAAGTCGGGTTGGTACCTTCAACAATCGCGGCAACACCAGCGGAGGAAGATACCGGAGCACCCGGAGCGATGCCTGCATCGCCAATAACAGATGCACCAGCGCCATAGACCGAACCACCAATGCCGCCGCCGACGAATGAGCCATAGCTCGTTACCGACGAGTTGACGTTGATGTTGATCTTATTAGGAAGCTGGTTAACCTGCGGGAACAGAATGCGATCAAATCCTTTCGGAGCGTCGCGGCGTACACCGAGCTGGGCATATTTCAAGTCCGGCTCCAAAGCGCGAATGCGCTCCGTGATGTATGCAACGAGAAGTTCCGAAGTGTTTGCTGGGGCACCGCCCCAGTTTGTATTTCTAATTGTTACAGCCATTGTAGTAATGGCTCTCTAGGTAGTTACTGCCAGAGGAGATCCTTAGCGAGTTGTTCACGGCGTTCAGCCTGTGACATTTCCGCTGGAGATTTCTGTCCGCCTTGGGGCATAGCTGTAGCAGCCGAACCACCCGCGACCTGTGTCTGCTGGGTCTGTTGTGCTGCGCCGAGCTTACCTGCCTTACCAAGCACCGCGAAGGTTGCATCTTCAACAGAGTAGTTACTTTCAAGCACTTTCTGCTTGATCTCATCCTTGTGGTCTTTAGCCGAAGGATTGGTAGCTACTATGTCTGCAAACCCTTCTGCAAATGCGGCGCGACGTTCTGCGGCTTCACGAGCCGCCTTCTCCGAGTCACGCTCTTGTGCAGTAGTTTTTACCTTGTCAGAGAGCTCTGTTATGCGCTCATTCGAGCGTGTATCAGGTGGAACCTGAGTCTGCGTCGTTTGAGTCGTTTCAATAATTTCGTTTCCTTGTGCATCTACAGCCATGTTGTTTTATTTATTTGGTAACTATGTTTGCAGGGGGGCGAACCACTGCTCACGAATCGGTCTTTCTACAATAGGGAAGCTGACCAGTGCTTCACTACGACGTACTTACCTTGAATCTCTCCTCGTGCTTTCTGCTGCACTCATACGAGTTGCACCAAACGACGAGCTTATCAGGGTTATCGGGATGTTCCGCAATGTTAAGGTCGGCATGATAGATAACATCATCCGAATCCTTAGTTTGCGGACAGTAGGTACAGCGCAACTGCATTCCACGATAGTGGGGGCAGAGTTTGTACTGGTACTGAGAAGGCTGATTGGAGTCCATCACGCCACACCATTCACATATACCACCGCGCACTTGCGGGTGACGTACGGAATATGGGGCTGATATATCTCCTTGCCGTTCAATGGTCTTCTGTCTCGGAAGAACCCATTGTGGCTGTTGGGTAGCAGGAGCCGATACGCGCTCCGTCGCGGCCTGATTCTCAGGCGTGTCATTCTGTGGTTTTGCCATATAGTTTTATTCTTACGTTTTGTAATTCTACTCGATGCTTCTGTTCGAGCTTGTAGAGGTCGGAATACCGTTCGGCCCACTTCAACTCCCCCGCTAAACGGTTGAGTTTGGTAGGACTCGGCTCCTCCTTACGCGCTTCTATGCGAATATCTTTTTCAAGAGTATTCACCAGTGAATCGAATATTTCTGTTTTCAAGGTGCTCCAACTGCGATTTTCCTGAACGTCTTTGATTGCTTCTAAGATTCTAAGCAACCGTGCCTCTTCCGATCTAAGTTTCTCAAGAATATCCGGCTTGGGTTCTTCTTGGGGTTCTAGATGAATTTGGGAGTTGTTCATTACGCCGTTGCGGACTGGCTGTTGACCTTAACTTCAACCGTGATCTGCGAACCTGTGGCTGCAGTATGATTGCCCGACAAAATCAAGAATGCGCGTGCTGTCTGGGACAGAAGCGGCATACCTGACATGCGGTTTTGACCAAGTGCAGATGCCGGAGAGTTACCAATACCTGCGGTATATACCGAAGAGGTAGTCTGCAGCACCGCCGTACCTACACCTGCGTTAATAACAGGGATAGAGAGGAACTGTGCTGTATCGTTGTTTGCATTGGACACGACCGAAGTGCGCCCAACGTCATACCACGTTGTACCGCCGTCATCGGTAGTTTGAAATACGGCCGAAACACCGCCACCAACTGTTGAAGCGGTGAGCTTGAGCAGTACGTTGTCAGTGTCTTGAGGAATATTGACCATTACGGGAATACCGCCAGCCAAAGAGCTTGTGCCAGTCTCATTGAGATACTGCTGACTCTTGACTACTACTAGAGGAAATCTGATTGCCATGATACTTCTTAATTAATCTCGTAAACTCGACCACTTTTACTGCTAACAATATTTGCCACCAAAAGCCTTGTGCGCTGCCGATTTAACCTTGCTCTTGTGCGGTTTTGCGACCTTCGGAACTGTCTGTGTCTTAGTTGCCATAGAGGTGGTCGATTATTTCGTTAATCTTCCTTGCTAAATTGTTTAGCCCCTCATTAGGATAGTCAACAGAGAGATGTTCTATCTTGTTGGGGATAGACGTTTCAACAACCTCAATAACCTCTTCTTCTTTCTTAGGCTTAGCCATACTAGTAACTGTTAGAGGAGCCGTATTCAGTGACGTACACTGACGCAACTCCTTGTGATTTATAAGCGAGCCGTGCGAACAGACCATTTGCCACACGCTGACCCACCACCGACCCTGACCCTTCGGCATTGTTTTGAACTTCAATCGGAACAACGAACCGACGCACGGTACCCGACGCAACCACATGATCGAAGTTTGCTGATGCTATCGGTGTAGCAATAACCGAACTATTAGCCCCTGTGCCGTCTGTGGCGTATACCCAGCGTATTACAACGGGTGCGCCTGATGCTGAAATCTCAACTGCCGTTGTGTTGTCGGTGAGAGTAATTACAGACGATGCTGAACCATTGTCACTGTAGTACTGCTCGACTGCCTTGATTGGTGCGGGTGAGTTCACCATGTAGCCTTGGTTGTTGCCCATTGGGACGCCCGCCGCGTAGTTTCTTCCTGCCATAAATTATTGATTACTCTGAATGTTTGATAATGTCTCTTGTCTCAACGATGATGCCGCCTCTTTAGGATTCTGCTTGGCAACGCCGACCTGTGGCTGGATGGGTTCAGGCGGTACTGCTGGCTTTCCTCCCATTTGACCCGGCTGGCTTTGCTGTCCTGCCTGACCTGAAGGACCAGACGGAGCCTGAAGTCCTGCCTGTTGCTGCTGCATCATTTGTTGCTCTTGTTGTTTCTGCATAGAAAGCATTTCTTCATGCCACTGAATATGCACCCACTTCTCCCACGAGTTCTTAGCCATGCGGTGAACCATCAAATGCTGCTCGTGGTTATCTGTAGGAAGAACCTGCGGCATTTGGCCCTGATTCATGATTTCATTCTCCTCTGTCGCCTTTATCTCATCTATCGAGTCTGGGAATAGAACATCAATGGTTGCAGGGTCGAGGGAGTTGAACTTGGGCATAAGAACGTACTTGTAGAAGTTACGCATACCATCGGGTGTAAATGTGCTTTGGAAGATAGGGAGCATTTCCATGTAGTCGCGGCGATCCACCAAGTCTTTGTATTCTGCCTCTTTAGCAGAGAAGATAAGGACACCTGGCGGGTACTTTGTGCGAATAGAGCCCAAGTCAATCTTCTCAAACGTAACGCCCTTAACACCCACCACAGTGGCAATCTTCTCATCACCCTCTTTGGTAAAGCGCTTGTAGCGGTGATACCACGCAGACCAGAAATCCTCTAGACCAAACTGCATAACCTTACTTTGAAGGGACTGGGCCAAGTCAGAGAGTTGCTGCTGGATAGCGGCTTCAGTGGCCGTTTGTTTGCCCTTCTTCTGCTGTTCTTGCTGGATGTTTGCGCCCACAGGATCAGAGGCCTCCTGATTGAGCATGTTCATAAACGCCTGAAGGGACGGGTCAAGCGCGGTGTCTGTGTTGAGAGGCGCAATAGCGTTTGTTACGTCATCCACAGGAATGTGCTGGTAGATCTGACGGGAGAAGAGTTGTGTTACGTCGCGTACCTTGTCTGGGTTGTACTGATACAACGGATTTGCCTTATCCTTCGCCGCCAAGAACGCAAGGTTAAGAAGCACAGAACGGGCACGATGTTTGTCTTCCAAAAGGTCAGCAACCGAGAAGACTACAGAAGAGTGCGGTTCACGAAACGCCTCTTTAACAACAATAGGCCATTTAGAACTGGTCTTAACCACCTGATTGCCCGGCCCGATGATGTCCTCGCCATCTCTAAGGTCAAGCACTTCGTAGTAAAGGAGTTTAGAGAAATCTCTGTCTACCCAGTAAATGCACTTCTCACCGTCTTTGTTGTAGCCAAAGAACTCTAGGATTTGGTGTATGTCCCCATTAAACGTGTCGCTGGCTTGCGGCGTAACGAACTTGGCGCGTTCACGGATAACCTTGTAGTTCCATAGGTATGGATCAATGCCGGAGGGGATTTCAGAGGCGTCCTTAATGCTGGTTATGATGCCCGCCTTGATAAGGCGATTGATGTCTGTCGAGGACTTGGTAATCCACTTCCAGTAATAGCGCCAGTCCTGTGGGTTATCAAAGAAGGGGTCATAGCCAAAGGACAGAGGGTTAATAACATGCGGCTGCATGATTTTGCGCTCTACGTCAAAGCGCAGGGTTTCCATATATCCACGGCCAAAGAACAGCGTGTCCCATGTCCAGTCATAGTCCAACTGTTTCATGTTCATCTGCTGGTAGTCGTTTTGGGCCAAGATGTTGAGGCTGTCTATCTGCTTTTGTTCTATCTCCTCATTGGGCACGAACTTAATCTGCATCTTGTCGTCATACAGGTTCGCCATGGTGCGTGTGAACAAGGTCAAAAGAAGCGTCGAAGATATATTCTCATCCCCGCGCTGTAGGTTGTTCATGAGCACTATCTGGTTCGCTTGGCGACGCTTGCGAGGCTGCAGAAAGTAAAAACTTTCCATGTACTTGGTGTATATATCCCGAGTTTTCTCCGGCAGAGAGTTGCGTATCTCTTGGTCTGTGAGTTGTTTGGAATCAGGCATGTGCTATTTCAGTAAGAGTCTGGGTCTTCTCTAGCAGTACGTCCTTATGCGACGGCGTAGCCACTACGAAGATGGTATAGGCGGTTCGCTGCTTGTTGAACAAAATATGGGGTTCGTGACGCTTCTCAAACGTAAGTCCATCGCGCCACAGGTGCATTTCAATACCCTTAACGTGGGTATCAAATAGCTCCTGCTTGCTCGGGGCCATAGCCTTAAATGCTTCAGGATTGAGCTTGAAGGTGAACGAGCGCATAACCACAGGCTTACCTGTGCCTAGATCGTCTTCTAGTTTGGTCTGTGAGGCTGTCTCGATGCTTGAAACCTCATGCTTATGGCCGTGGAGTTTGGTTTCTCCTAGCTCATCCACGCCGCCGAACTTCTGCACATCAATCGAGCTTTTTTTGGTCTTTGTTGCCATATCCAACATTTGCCTTATTTTCAGGCCATAGTTTTTCTTCTGCTAATTCGACAGAATACACACGACCTTTAGTACGCAAGGCTTCAGTTAAATATGACGCCACTACTTCGCGGCGCACATACCATAGCTTTTTGGAGCCTTTAGCCATATCTAAATGCTCATGGGAGCGCTTCACTCTGTCAACAGAGAAGGGTGGGACTAATTGCCATTCCAAATCTCCAAGGTTTTGTCCCTAAAGTGCGTTGGGGGTCTAAATAGCTCATTCGTCATCTGTTTTTCTACCAAGGCAGCGTATCGAGACAAATCGGCATCGTGTGAGGCCCAGTCATGCAGTGGTTCATCCTTGTACATACCGCGTTTTTCATCCCACTCTCTTCCATAGGCTTTCATAGATTTGATCCAATCCTTGCAAGTTTCTTTGTTCACTAGAACTCTATCCAGCCATGTATGGACAGCGTTTATACCATCCTCTAGAGAGAAATCAGGCACAACAGTGAAATGAATGCCAACCTGTCTTCCTGTCTCTATGCGCGTTTTACCACTTCCAATGTCTGTAGTTTCTAAGTCGTGTGGTCCAAAATGTCTCCCGAATATGTAAGGCTTTTTAAGAACTTTTGCCGCCACTTCAGGGATACCATCGCTTCCTTCACCCTCTAAATGGTCTATAATACGCACTTTGTTTGTAGTCGTGTCTCGTTGGAAGAAGCCCACTTTCATGTTCTTACCTACACCCAAGTCCCACACCGTATGCACTTTAAGAGCTCTATCAAAGGGCCATACTCCAATCTGGCCGTTTTGTTCCATGACGCCTAATGTTTCACCATAGAATGTGCCTTCAGACACAGCCTCAAACGCTTCCTGTGGGGTTGTTGGGTATTCTCGTTTGAGGGCGTTCCATTTCTTGTTTACAGATAGCCAACGCTGATAGTAGTAGGTTATTTGTATGGGATTTAAGTCATAGCGACGCGCATACTCTTCAAACTTATCTCCCTGCTCCATCTGGCTAAACGGAATAGGCTCGTTAATAAGAGCCATTTCTGCATCGTCCCATGTCCAGTTATAAAAATGGGCTTTGTATTCTTGTGGCTGTGTTGGTTCACCACGCTCCCACGCATCCATAAACATCTCGTAAAACTCACCAGACGCCCCTTGGGAAGTACTTTCAATGTCTAAGCGTCCGTAAGTAGGGATAGCAGGAATAGTGCCTTCAATAATATCTGGCACTTTTTTGGGGTATTTCTTTGAAATGTCGGCTAACTCCGTTATGTGTACCCGTTGGTAGGTTCCTGAACGGCCCGATGTGTCAACGGCCAACGAGGAAAATCCTTTTCTTCCAAAATCAAACTTTAATGTCTTTGAAGTCTTAGCATCTACGCCGTATAACGAACGTATCTCTATAGGAAGTTTCTCCCATGCAAAAACAATCTTTTTAGAAAAAATACTCTCACCAGCCTCTAGGTTGTGGGCTATGAGAAGCGCGTCCATGTTCGGAGTAAACAGAACGTCATCCAAACTGTCTATAGCTTCAAAGGTAGTAAACCCAAGCTGGCGGCTCTTGAGAATGAGGTTGCGATGCCATTTATGTTCAGAGAAATGCTTCTGTACGCGATTGCGGGCAAATCTAACCAACTTACCCTCTTTATCTCGTATTTGATATAGATGATCTACACGCCAGCCCTTATCTTTAAGCCTTTGATCCATCGTCTAATTTGTCCAACAGATCGCTGATGGTGAGGTTGCCAGAGATTTCTGTATCTTGTTTGGGCTTGCCTTCTGCCATCTCCCATACTGTATCTTTGCTTAGACCTTCAAGCCATTCATCTCTTTCTTCATCAGTCATACGCTCTAAATACTGCCGGGCATATTCTTTCATAGTCTTACCTTTAGGGCGACCCATGATGTTACCGCTCTGACCTTTTTTCCATTGGAAAGGCTTCAGATGTGGGCTTCTGTTTTTAGGCTGTTTTTCAGCATTTTTTGTAGGCTTTTTTGCTTTCATACATTTACTTACAGAAAGTCTTGTATCTAAGTTTATTATCCTTCAAGTATTCAGGCCAGTCTGACTCATCAAGTGTAAACTGAAATGGACGGCCGAGGTAGTCTTCCCCATTTCTGTATCTCTCGGGGAGCATTTGCTGGGTGTGGAAGGTGTTGTAGGACTCGGGGGTGTATGAGTCGTTGAGCTTTCGTCTGATCTCATCTAAGCCCCCCATGGAGGTGAAGTGCCAGCCGAGATAGTCGCCTTGGGAATAGAGGGATTTGTCACTACGCATGTGATTGAGGCATTGCCCTTTTATATCCTTGTACTGCCCTACTAAGGTGCCCCAAAATTGCTCATCTGACCTATTGTTAAGCCAGTAGGAATAGACGCGGAGTTTTGCTTTAAAGGGCGTTTCGGATTCAAAATGCGCGTTTGGATCCACTATCTCATCAACATCTCCTACGAATACTATATCATCATCTTGGACGTTGTTTTTAATAAGGGCCTTTTGGATATGCTCTTTGATATAGAACTCCCGCTTCCAGTGGATAGCGCCTTTGGTGTTGGGACTATTAAGAGCTTGCTCCCATAAGTCTACATCATCCCAGTCATCTACCGCGTAGTACTCTATCTTTTTCCACCATTCCTTAAAGAAACGCTGATCTCTGAAGAAGTAGAGGGGTTTTTCATTTCCTGTAAAGGTTTTGTTGGCTTCTACGATAATAAACTTATCCACATAGGGACTTAGGATGCTTAGGTGGAGGCGCAAAATCTGCATCTCGCCGTTGTATGTTAGTACGTCGATTACCGCCATAGCAAATAGTAACTGCGTTCTGCGGCCTGTGCTTCTGCGGGGCGTTGGGCATGAGGAAGGACAGAGCGCATGGCCTCGTAATAGTCTCTGGAGTATCTGTGGATTTTTTCTTTAGTCAGAATGAAATTGCCACCGGGAGGGAATGGGATGTAGCCTTCTTTGGGTAGAGTGAATTCAGAGCACCACTCATCCCATGTGTGGAAGTATTTAGGCATTGTGGCGTTGAAGAACCATGAGTCAGCACGCTCATGGTACATGCCGTCTTGGTAATA